AAAACAAAAAGCCCGGTCACCAGGACCGGGCTTTTTGCTTGAATCTTTGGGGTGGCTGATGGGACTCGAACCCACGACGACAGGAATCACAATCCTGTTGTTGAACATAAGAAAATCAACAACTTGGCCGATATTGCGGGAACATACGCATTCGGCAAAACCGCATACTGCCGCGCTTGTTTACGGCATGTTCCCGGAAAATCAGCCCTTAATCGGCGTGGCCTTTGATCGCTTCACGGTGCGCCGGTCGTAGACCTTCGCTACCATTCTGCCGTCGGCGTGTCCGCTGGCCTCACCGGTGCGCGTGGTCTCATCGTTGGAGTCCAGGCGGTCTGTGATCGACGTAGGCCGCATGTTGGCCAGGGTAAACCGCTCGAACGTCTTGCCTTCCTCCTTGGCCAGTTCCTCGCAGTAGACCATCAGGCGTGTCCAGATCGTGTTCCAGCCGCTGCGGGTGTATGGCTGGCCTTCGGCATTGCCGAAAAGGTAGATGCTTGCGGTGCGCTGCAGCGTCTTGGCCTCATCAATCACTGCGCGCAACTCCGGAGACCACTCGATCAGCTTGTGTTTCTGGGCCTGGCCTGCCTTGCGTTTGCCCACGGCGATGCGCAGCCCTTCCGGCGACTCGCTCTGCCGCGTCAGCATGCGCATCTCGGTAGGCCGGCTGACGGTCAGGTAGGCGGCCATGACGCACAGCGCGCAGACCAGATAACTACCGCCCCGGCGACGAGCCTCTGCTATAGCAAACTCCACGTGAGACCACTCCACGAACTTGGTGCTGGGCCGAGTCTTGTTGTAGCGGATGTCGCGGCATGGGTTCACTTCCAGCTGGCCCAGGCGGCGCCCATATTCCAGAATCGCCGACAGCAGGGCGATTTCCTTGTTGGCCTTGGCCGGTGCCCCCTGCGCGGCGCGCGCGGCCAGGTAGCCATAGACATCCTTGGGGCGGATGTCCTGCGGCGCCATCAAGCCGAACACCTTCTCCAGGTTCTTCTTCTCGCGCTTGTTCTCGATCAGCGTTCCTTCGGCCTTCCGGTCCTCGCTATCGCGCGGCATCTTGTCCTGCCAGCGGAAATAGGCGGTGATGAGCGCGCCAACGGTGCCGGGCGCAGCCGCATGCCCATTCAGGATTTCGGCTCGGCCAATGGCATCCTTGCGCACGGCGGCCACCTCAGCGGCATTGTTGGCGCGCGCGGTGAGGCTGAACGCCAGCTTGCCGCCTGGCAGCTTGTAGAAGTAGCGGACCTTGAACTTTCCCTTGGTCACATACAGGCGGAACGGCAGGCCGTCCGGAGTCTTGCGACGGCCGATCATGCCAGCAGCGCCGCGAAGTTCGGCTCGACGCGTTGCTCGGCCTGCGCCACATCCACAGAAGCGCCAGCCAGGCGCGCATCGTGATAGGCACGCGATACCAATGGAAAACCAACGCGGTTGCATTCGTATGGCCAATTATTACGATCCAGCCAGCGGCGCATGCATGCTTTGCTACCTGGCAGACACCCTACAAGTGCAGCCACCTCATGCGCGTCCAAGTAATTACTTTTCATCATCATCTCCCGGCCACCCATTCCTCTCCCTTGCGTTCCTGCGGTCGTCTCGGCGGGGGCGCTTGCTCATAAAATGTCCTTTCCCCGCGTATCAATGACTGGCTGCTTTTCCTTGAGGCGGCGGACCGAAGCCTTCAGGCGCTGCTCCTCCTTTTTCAAGGTTGCGACCCGGTCGTTCATGTCGGTCAAGGTTCGCTTGACGCTGGCATGATCGGACCAAGCACGCTGTAGCACCACGGCATTGGTTTCCAGGTACTCGAATGGATCGAGGACCGCTCCGCACTGCACGCAGTTGACCAGGCGCTGATGCGAGTCCAAAGATATCTTCGCGTGCTGGCAGAAGTTGAAAGGCCGTTTTTCCAGCGTGATGGTCTGCTCTGGTAGCTCCTGGGGAATGCCCGGAAAGCTAACTATGTTCTGGTCGCTCATGCCGTCTCCTTGATGATGTCCTTGATGCGCTGATTGCCATCTCCGCCGTATGGAAGGCACATCCCGTCCCAATGTTCCGGCAGGTCGGCTATCGATAGGACTTGGCTTCCGACCCTTACATCTGGCTGGCAATCCGGTACTGCGCTAGGCACATGCGTAGTTGCAAGAGCCCAAGCATGATCTTCATCGCGGGCTTGAACGACCATTTCAAATTCCACTGTCACGCGATAAAGTTTGCTCATTCTTCCTTCTCCTTGACTATGCGGTAGGCGATGATGTCGTGACTGCATCCGCTGTGGCTCCAGTCATAGCTTACCGGGCCTGTAACTGGTGCCGTAACAGATCCATCACGATAGCGGACCTGAATCCTGACGTTGCTTGGAGTAGGCCGATTGCGGAAATACCCACCCTTCCACTCAATCCATTCAGACACGTTCATCCCTCCTTATTCGCCGGTGCTGCGGGTAAAGGCATCCAGCCGGTAATTTTCACGCTCGAACTGATCTCAATCAGAGAGCAATCGTCGTGGTTGTCGATCATTTCGTACCAGCCTGCAGGGATATATGCAGTCTCGGTTTCATCATCCATATCGCAGGCATCATCAGGCCAATCCTCATCTGCCTCAATGGTATGGGCACTCACGTATTGAGCCTTGATGACGCGATCCCGATTACAGATATTCCGGTAGTGAATCAAGCACGCTTTGTTTTGTGGCGCGCTCTCAATCGGCAACCATCCCGGCACCACAACGTGCCCCTCTGGGATGGCGCGGGACTTCTCGACTTTGATAATGTGATCGATGCCATCGCGGATCTTGCTGTCGGCGGTCTTCGGTTCGATCAAGCCATCGGTGTTATATCCACCTGCGGCGAGGTAGCTGCACAGCCCACGCAGAACGCTGTCGTATTCTTCCAGCAGGCGCAATGCATTTGCACAAAGCTCTTGCTGCCAGTCGAAGCCAAATGCAATTGAGCACCCCTCTGCATTGCGGGCCATGTGGGCCATATTGTCGGCAATAAAAATCGCGGAAAGCTTCTCTTGTTGGTTTTCGGTTTGGTCGGTCATGATGGTGTCCTTATTTGAAAGGCCAGAATTCGTAAACTTCGAATCGGCCATATGGATAGCCAAGATGGAAGTCATTGCGCTCTACGTTGATGCGAAAATTTCGCTTGAGCTGCACGTGATACAAACCAATGCGCATGTTGATATAACAGTCGCTCATCAAATCCTCCTACCCCAAGGGCACTTGCAAGCTGAATGGCCGATCTGGCCGCAGCAGCAGCAAACCTTCTGCTCTGCGCGTTGGATGGCGGTGGTGGGGGTCATGGGGTGTCCTTTGCTGCTAAGGCGGCGCGCACCTTTTCGCGCACCTTTGCCCATGCGAACATATCTGCGCCATCGTAAAACGCTTCGATGCGAGATATCAGTGCGTCGGCTTCTTTCAGCGCATCCTTCTGCACTTCCTCTGCTGGCTGGGCGCGACGGTTCCAATCCAAAACCATTGACGGTGATCCTCCAAAGTCATATTCCCATGCTTCAAAAAAGCATCCATTTACCGAGTGTTGAAAGTAGCCGTCCGAGATTTCTTTCAGATGCTCCCCGCAAAAAGGGCATGGCTCAAGCTTGATCGCGCTCACGATTTCCCTCCTTCTTCTGCTGGCTGGCCCGGCTTCTGCTCTTCGACGCGCCAACCGTTTTCAAGGTAGCTCAGAGCTTCCAGGCTGTTGAAGACGGTGGCATATACCGTGCCGTCGTCATTGAAGACATCGAAGTAGCCACGGCGCAGCGTGGACCATTCGTGCGGCTTCTTCTCTTCTGCTGGCTGGCAGAGTGCGGCGCGGCGCAAGACTTCTTGCGCTGCCAGTGCAATCGCTCGTCCGTTCAACTCTTTGCCAAATTCACCCATTGCAAGTTTTTGCACGAATTCAGTAATTGCCCGCTCATCCGCCACCGGCTGCGCAATACTAGATTTTTTCTGTTTCAGATAAAAATCTGAAGCAATTGCTGGATCAATAAAAACAATCAGAGGGACAATTTTGTTTTCTGAAATGTAGGGAGGGAGAACTGCTCGAACATCGAAATGTTTTGGCCCCAATTCTTCTAGAGAAATTTCTATTGGGATTCTTATTGTTTTTTTCTTTGTTACAGAAACATCGCCATTTGCAATTTCATGCAATCCTTTCCAAAAAAAACCAGCATCTGACCCAGGCAGTTGGTCCAAAACAAAATCTAGATTATTGTTAGGCATATTACTCACCCTCGATATAGAGCGTAATGCAGTCGTGCATGTGGGACTCGCCGCCTGTCGGAAAATCGTAATGCTCTTTGTAATCAGCGATAATTTTGTCAGCCGCTTCCAAAGCCTTTTCCCGCAAAGATGCCGCCACCGGCTGCGCCACCGCTGGCGAGTGCCTGTCTGGATTCGCGTAGTGCGAGAGTGCGATCAGGCCCAGGTCAGTAAATTGGAAGTGGCGGCCACTGGTGCGACGAATGAGCCCGATGTCTGCCAGGGAATCCATGTCCTCCGCATCGATGTCGTATCCCTCGCCGTCCTGCGTGAACTCGTCAAATCGCTTCAGATCCTTGATGCGCTTCGGCGTCATGAACTGCGCCAGAATTGCGCCGAAGCTGTCAGGAACCGGTCCTGCTGGTAGCGCGAGCTGGGAGGCGTTGTCTTCGGTCATTTCAGCAAGCCAAGTCTTGCCGTCGCTGCCAAGTTCGCCAGTCAGGCGCGCAAACACTCGATGCAGCGCATCATGCTCACCGTTGCTGACATCCACGCTGATTTCTTGGCCTTCAGGCGGCAGCGCCTGCCCTTGCGGCTCCAGTGCACTCTGGGATGCTTCCAGATCAGCATATGCCTGGCGCAGCTTGTCCAGGCTATCGGTCGCGGCCCGGATGAACTCCAGCAAATGCGATTCGAACTTGACGCTGAAATGCTCCATGCCGCCTTCCCCGCACGAGATGCCGAAACGTGTCATGGCTCCGCGCAGGCGTTCCAGCGTGTAAACGGTCACATCCATAGGAGTTTGCGGCTCCAGTGCGCGCTCTGCTAGGGCGAGCAGGGAGAGGATGGTTTTCGGATCGCAAGCCGCAATATGCAAGGCGTTCGCTTCGCGCATCAGCGGATTGTTCTTGCCCCAATCCATGGTCACGCAGATAGCAGCCTTCCCATCCATGGCAGAGACGACAGTTTCAGGCGTGCCGTCGTTATCAAACGGCTCAGGATTCATCGCCCACGGGCCAGGCCACGCGTTCTGTGCGGTACGCTTCAATTCCTCAATTTTCTCTCTTGTCATGGTCATTGTTGGCTCTCTTTCTTGGAATTCAGTCGATTCAGTTGTTCGCGCAATCCAGAAATAGTGCAAGGCTCTTCGCCACATGGAGTGCCAGCATAAATCGACAGTCCTTCACCATGGGCTTTCAGGTGCTTCGCAATGATTCTGGCTTCTGAGAATGGATGGCCGCACCACTTGTCCAGATCATCAACTGCACGTGAATAGCGATCCGCACGAAGTTCTGCCAATGTGGTATCTGCAACACGTGGAAGGCGTCCAAGGATGAAGCCGATGATGAATGCGCCAAACACTGCAATCAATGCATGATCGATGTTCATCCCTTCTCTCCCTTCCCAATTACCTCCAGGGAGGACGCGCGCACGTAACGCACATCGCTTTCACCTTGAGGAATACGGCACCAGGTCACATCCTCATATTCGCTGTAGTGGCCCAGCGGTTCATCGCCAGCTTGCAGCCAGATTTCAGCGGGCCATGTTGCAATGATCGGATCATCCTTCCCTGCATCAGAGGAGGTGGGGGAGAGGGCGCGGATACGATCAGCTTCGGTGAGCAGCGCTCCGCGCACCATGCGGACCAGTTCGCGCTCGTCGCCAGCAAAGATGTCGGCATGCGTCTTGCAGTCCTTCGCCGCTTCCTCCAGCCCTGCTGCGCGCCCTTGGGCAGAGGCATGGCCCATGATCGCGCTGACCATGGCCAGCATGTTCTCGTCGTGCGCGTCTGCAGCAAACTTGTCCAGTGCTTCGCGCACCTCAGGTATGTCGCAGATGCGCTGCGCTTCAGGCCAGGCGATGGGGATTGTCATTATTGGCCCCTCGGGTACTTGGCCTTGTATGCGTCCGGGATGTAGTTGTGCAAGCTGTCCGCGCACTGTTCGGCACCACGCCCAAACTCGCTGCCATCTTGACCATCCGCAATCCCATCGCAGACGGCAGCGCACATTGCGATAGATCGGGCGCGCTGCTCTTCGCGGATCGTCTCTGCAATCCATTCAATGTGGCGGCGATAGATAGCTTCATCTTGCGGCGATTTGATGAGACTACCAATTCCTATTTCTCCACCACGGCCAATGGTCATGAGATATTCCAGATGTTCTTCTTGCTGTTGTTTTACGTTCATTTCTTCACCTCTCCAATCTGAATAGCCGCCACCTTAGCGGCGATGTCCTGCGGCAGTCCCAGCGCAAGCACGCGCTCGCGCATGATGTCCGCACCTTGCTGCAGGCCAAGCTTCACGCCTTCGCGATTCGCCTGCAGGATTTTTTGCACTTCTGTTGCCATGGGGGCTCCTGTGAATTCGTGCCGGTCTTTCCCGGCTGTCAGCCAAGCTGTAGCTTTTCGCGGAACTGTCCTTGGCATTCCCCGCGTGTTGGTGGCTGGTGCTGATCTCCAGCTTTTGCGCCTGTGTCGGGCGGCAAGTTGTGAACCCTGTCTCTCGCACTTTCGGCTCACCTGCAGCATTCCGGGTTCGCAGGTTCCCTAAGATTGACCCTAAGCCAGTCAGCCCTGGCATTCACCAACATCTGGAAGGGCGGTGTTTATCCGCACTGCAACGTCTGTGCTCCGGACGCATGAACCGTTACACCTTCCAGATGTTGGCCCTCCGATATTTCCGGCGTCGGAGGAAGCGCGAAGCCAGCGGGGGACTGGCACGGGGGGATTACGCTGCCTTGTTGAACAGGTCTTCAGCCGTTTGCGGCTCCGGCCCATTCAGCTGCATGTTGATGTCCTGCTTTTGCTTGGCGGCCAGTGCGCCAACGTCCTTTGGATCCGGATGGCAGTTGATGTTGAACCTGATCTGCACGACCGCGCCTTCCATCGGCGTGATCTCGATTTCGCGCACCTTGCAGTCCACCAGCTTGAGATTGCTCTCGCCGCCGAGACCATGGTCGACTACAGCGGTATAGCCCTCGCTCTCGTAGTCCCAGCTGAAGGGGCCCATGCGCGGATGTTTGATCATGCACAGCGAGTCCGGATCGGTGGCCAGGTCGGCGCGCTCTTCTTCGGTCGGCTTGCGATACATCGATTCGAGCAGGCCAGCGCCAAACGCCTTCAGGATGGTGTTGGGCAAAACGGCCTGGCAGGTCAGCACGACGCCGAGCTTCAGCTCTTGGCCGTGGTTTTCCATGGGGGTCGATACCTTGTTCAGTTTCACGGGCTGTGCGACGAATTCAAACATGGGTGATGCTCCTTTCTGTGTATGCAAGATACGGCTTGCGGATCAGGTCATGGCAGCGTTTTTGCGCCACCGGGTTGGTGTCTACCTCGGCGCGGCTTTCAACGTCGCACAGGGCTCGTACAACGCGCGTAGCCGTATGCTCGTCTGGCACGCGCAGGAACTGCTGGAACTGCTCTTCGCGGCAGCGGAGGGCGAGCCAGGTGCTCAGGCGCATGCGTCCTCCCGCAGCTTGCGCTCGCACTCGTCCACCAGCGTCTTGAACTCCATCAGATCGGCCTCCAGCGCCTCGATGTATGCTTCGTCGCGCTCCACGCGGCGACGCCACAGCTGCTTGCCGATGGGCGCCAGCGCAGGGCAGTACATGCAGAAGTCCCACCACTTGCGGCCGGTCAGCCACAGGCAACCTTGCACTTGGTCGGTGTACTTGCTCCAGTCGTCACCGAACCAGATGCGGCGGATTTCTTCCGGCGAGATCAGGCACTTGTATTCGGCACCCCCGTCTGCACCAATCAGGCCGTCAGCGCTGCCGCCGAAGAGACGATCATCGGTGGCCACGAAGCCGCACGGCTCGACCAGCAGGCCGGTCTGTACCTCGTGCTCCATGCGTGCCTCGGGCTCCATCTCATGCCCGCGCCGCATCGCGTAGGTTTCGAAGCCCTCATCCAGTGGCGCTCCGCTGATGCGCTCGACGGCCAGGCGGAATGCGTAGTCCTTGGCAGCGTCGGAATAGTCGCCGACCTTCTCGCCGTCCAAAGCGCGCTGGATGGCTTCGGCCTTGGGCGCTGCCTTGTAGCCAGCGAACTCCATGGCCTCCTTTTGCGACTGCCCGCGCAGGATGGCCTTGACGTAATCCTGCTGGCGCTCATCCAGGCAGTTCACCTTCGTGCGCGCCACGCGAAACATGCTGGCGGTGATGACGCCGCTTCGGCAGTTGTGCCATTCCTGTGTGCCTTGTTCGCAGTTGTAGACGATCATGGCCTGCTCACTGCGGGACGTAGTCGCCATCATCACCGGCCTGCTGCTTTGCATCGGCCTCGTCCATGGCGGCCACGAAGTCCACATCCACAGCATCGGTCTGCGCCTGAGTAGCAGGCTTGTTGTCCACGGTGCGCGCGGCATCTGCGGCCTGTGCCTTCTTCTTCAGCGCATCATGCTCACCGGCCAGCGCCTTGCGGTTTTCCTTGCTGGTGTTCTGGAAGAAATCCTGGTACGCGGCCACGCCTTGTTCGGCGGCGGCATTGGCTTGCTGCAGCAGTTCAGCAGAAGGGCCAACGATGTCAGCGCTGCCCATGTTGCGACCGGCAGGCGCCGGCATGTCGTACAGCTCGTCGGAGGTGTAGACGCCCAGGATCGCGCCAGGCTTGTATGCACGCGCCCAGTTCTTCACCTGCAGGTAGCCCAGCTGCTGCTTGGGGTTCGTCTTCCACAGCGGGGAATTCTGGGTGGTGACTTGCTTGATGCAAAGCCACTCGTTCCAGGTGATTTCCTGCTCGCCAGCGATGACTGCGCCGACACGGCAGGCCAGCGTCTGGCCTTCGCCCTGGTATTCGTAGTGGAATCGGCCAACGATGGCACCCGACGACTGCACCACGGCGTTCACCAGCTGCGCCTCGTAGCCCAGCGTGCCGTTGACCAGGTGCGTCTTCTGCGCCACCACATAGGGATTCATGCCCCACTGCACGGCCTGCATGACCACGGCCATGCAATCGGCCGCGTTGTTCTGCAGGTGCTTGGGAACAGTCGCGCGGCCGGCGGCCATGGTCTCAGCCAGGGCATAGATGCGCTCCATACCGGCGATGTCCATGACCAGCGAGCCGGTGCTGGCGCTGATTTGCGACACTTCGGCCACGGTCTTCTCTTGCTGCAAGGCGATCTCGTTGCTCATTTCTTCTCCAGATGTTGAACAGGCTGGCCGAACTCGGCGGCCGGAAACTTGTTGGCGATGCGCAGCACGAAAGGCATGTGCCGCTGGTTGATTTCGCGCACGCGGGCTTGGCGCTCGGCGTGCTCGTTGGAGACCTGCTCGGCGGGCGACATCACTGCAGGACCGCCGAAGCACAGGCAGAGCAGGGCGGCGGCGTAGATGGCTTTCATGCTTCTGGCCACACGTGGGCGACGATGGCGGCGTCAACTTCGTCGCGGCGATTCATCGGAAGCTCTGCGATCACGTGGTAGGCTGCATCAGGCTCAGTGACCACATACCGGCTGTTCCAGTCGGCCCAGGTCAGCAGGAAGCGGCGGCCGCAGTATTCGGCCTCTTCGCATTCATCGCTTTTCTCGCGCCATTCCAGCTTCACGGCTTCGCCAGGCAATGGCTTCCCCAGCATCCAGTCAATCCAGGCGAGGCGGTCGGCGCGGCGCTGGTCGCGGTCACGACCGTTCCAATTTTTAAAAAGATGCCATCCCGAAAGAGACGCCTTCGGATAAAGAAGCTTGGCAATGTGCGTGCGCAACCTGGTCGACTCTTCTTCGCTGCAAATTCCCCGGTCGCAAGCTTCTTCAATAAGCACGCAGATATACTCACGCCCCTGCTCTTTGATCCCTTTGCGTGCATACTCCAGCGCCCGCCGTTCGTCCTTGGTCAGTGCCATCACACAGCCCTCCAGCAAGCCGCCGGCCGCGACGACGTGGGGTTGATTGGCGTCAGCGGGTCAGTCATTGCCAGCGCAAACAAGACGAAGAACGCGACTGCCAGCACGATGCCGGCAAGCACGCCGACCAGGAACACGAAAACCGTCTTCATGCGACCCCCAGCAGATGCAGGATGAATTCGGTGACGCTGGTGAGCGCCCAATCGCAGACGCCGTAGATGGCAAAGGCGCATGCAGCGTAGAGAGACTGGAGCATCATGCGCCCACCCCCGCATAGCAGTGCTCATCCCGCTCACGCTCGCGCAGCATCTCCCGAGCCTCTTCGCGGAGCTCGGCGGCGTACTGCTGGCCGATGCCAGCAGCGCGCATCTCGCGGTTGAAGTTGTTCAGCATGCGCTGGCTCAGTGCGTCGGTGAGGTCGACAACCTGGCCGCCGACGTTGATGGCGATGGCCTCGGCTTCGAATTCCTCCGAGAAGCTGCAGAAGGTGCCGTACAGCTCAACCGGCAGATCGCCCACGCTGGTGACGTAGGGGATCAGCATCAGGCCCTTGGGTACGGCGGGAAATTTGGCAGGAATCGACATCGCTTTTTCTCCATCGGTTGTGTGCTGCGATGGAGATAGTATTAGGCATTCCTTATTGAGTGTCAATAGGAATGCCTAACTAAATTTAAGGAATGCCTTTTGGGGGACGAAAAAAAACCGCCGGGCGGCGGTTGGGTTGTAAACCAGATTGGCAGAGACTACTATTCAGCATCACATTCGGAGGCCTGAATGACTCACCCTTGTTTCGCCGATAAAGGCAACGACCAGCTTTCACCATTTACCTGGGGTGGAGCGCCCGACCTGCCCGCCCCGTTTGACGTCACCCCTGAGATGATGAGAGCCGGATGGGACACATACGAGAATTTGGAGGCTACCTACCCGCCATCTTCTCTGGTTGTGGAGATTTATAAAGCCATGGCGTGGGAGCGTCATCTGCAGGATCTTCGCGCCAAGGGCGAAACCCATTCTCCTGAGCATTCCCATAGTGCTGACTGAGATGGTTCATGGAGAGATATAAATCTTCTGTCATCTCTTTTAGCGCGCTCGTGTCTACATACCAAACCTGAATTTTGGTGTATTTATTGGCTTTATATGCATTTGTATAGGCTCGTCCATCCGGTCTTTTTGGATCAACGCCATAACTCATCTCTGAGAGATGATGCGCCAATCGATCTCGCACGGTGTTGATTATCTTGACCTGTTCGAAAACATATTTCAGGTCTTTGATTCGAACCTCGTCTATCTTTTCATTTTCGTCAATGGCTTCAATAAAGGCCATCGCTTGGCGAGCTCTAGTACCAGAAAATATAGCGCGACCGACGGCTTTTGTTACCCCCGAATAATGCAGAAGCACCTTATAGACTTCTAGCTCAACGTCTGCCCAGGCCGCCATGAATCTGCCATAGGCAGCAAAGAATTCTGTGTCACTCATCACCGGCTCATGCAGTTGACCTGGTTGCCGATGGTCGTGCAGTTGGTGGTGCTCGTGGTCGGCGCGGGCATGGGGACCATGTAGGGCGCTGGCATCGGCGCGGGAGCGGGCTTGTTCAGCTGGCTCTGGAGCTGCATCAGCAGGACCTGGCGGCGCCTTTGGTTTTCCTCGTCTTGACGGGCAGCGTAGAGCTGGCGCACTTGCTCGAATCCGGATTCAGTTTCACTGTTTTGGGAAATCCGCAGCCGGTTGAATTGCGCGAAGGACATTCCCCCGGCGGTCATATCTGCGGCCAGAAGTTTCGCCTTGTTCACAGAAACTTGAGCGACGGCGAATGCCTCCGGCGGCAAGTCTTCTTTGAGCGTGCTCGTATAGGTCACAAAACAGCGGTCTCGCGAATCAGCCCATTGCGCGATAAGGTCTCTCTCCTGAACTGTCGGGGTCGAGGGGTCTGCCAGCATGGAAGTGCTGATTTTCGCAACCTGGCCAAGAGAGGTTTTGGCAGCGAGCGGCGCTAGCTTTGGATCTGCCGCAACTTTATCCATGCACTCTTTGTACTGGCCCCCACGATATGGAACCACTTGATTTGGTGCGCATGCGGCCAAAGCTCCGGCAGTCATTACTATGGCAAAAATCCCTTTCATCACCCCTCCAGTTCAGATGTTTTCGCTTTGCTTGTAGACAATTCTGCCGATCACAACACAGCCGCCACCCCGGCAAAGCTTGCGCGGGTAGCGCCGCTGATCGGGGTTGTCAGAAGAGAGCCACCAATCGCCGTTGTCCCTGACCAGCCGCTTTACAACGTCTTCGCCCTCATAGTTCACTGCATAGACCTGGTTGTCCTTGATCGTTTTGTCGGCCGTATTGATCACTACGATATCGTCCTCATACAGCGTCGGCTCCATACTGCCGCCGCGCACTTTGATCGCTATGAGGTCCCCCGGAACGTATCCGTGCCGCTGCACCACATGCCGTGGCATGTAAAGCGGCGGTCCATCCTCCACTGATTTGTCCAAAGCAATTCCATTCACACCAGCTTGCAGCTGAAGCTTCACCGTCCTGATCGGCACAAACCTCGGATCCTCTTCGCCTTCCTCCAAAGCGTGAACGCGGCTGACCTTCAGCGCATTCGGAGAGGATTCAATCTGTCCCTTTCCTGTCGCAAGCCACCAGGGGTTCACGTCAAGATATTGGGCAGCCAACAACAGGTTGGCGCCCTCTATTTTTTTTGTGCGACCTGACAACCAGTCGGCCACCGAAGGAGCCTTGATGCCACAGGCCTTGGCAAGCCCGGACTGTGTCAGGTCGGGACGCCGCTCAAAGGCGGCCTGCAATCGTTCTGCAAGAGTATTCATTAGGGAATCCTAACGGAATTCCAATTAGGAATGCCTTGACTGCGGAATAAGGAATGCCTAACATTAGGGTGAATTCCATTTAGGGGCATTTCATGAACCAAGTTGCAAACACCGTCATTGACCGCCTCGGCGGCACCAACGCAGTAGCGCGCATCTGCGAGTGCAAGCCGCCTTCAGTTGCCGAGTGGCGCACGAACGGTATTCCCAAGGCGCGTGAGCAATTCCTGCGCCTCAAACACCCTGAAGCCTTCGAAGGTCTGGACGAGCTGGTGGAGCAGCAATGAGCCGGCGCGAAGACCTTCCCGAACACATGCGCAACGATCCTAGCGCCATGGCTGAATTCAAGCGTCTGGACGCTTTGACGGCGGCGATTTTGGAGCCGATCCAAACGCTTGAAAGAGAGCGAGAACTGCAGGAAGAGCTTCGGTTGCTGTGCCTGCTGCAATCTGGCTCAACGCGAACAGGATTGCGGTCGCGCTCTGTTCGGTCACGTCTTTTGCCGCGTCATTTGTCGCATCCGCAAGCTGCTTCAGCCTTTGCGACACTGCCTCGCGTTGTTCGGGCGTCAGTGCTACGCAAACTGCGTCAAGGATAGCGATGATGAGCCTCAAATTCACCGCGTCCAAATGGACCCTGTTTTCCATGCGCATTCCTTTCCAATGGGTTGATCAAGGTTGTGGAGCCCTGATTCTCCCACGGTCTGGAATGCGCGCCCTTCACCGATGCGCCACGCGCTCGACCATCGTGCGCAGCAGCCGGCCGTCGTCGCCCAGCTTCTTGATGGCCTCGGCCATTTCCAGCTGGCGCTCGGCCAGGTCCAGCAGCGCGCGCTGTGTGCGCCACTCCACCTCGTTCTTCGGGCTGATCGCTTCCAGGTTGGCCCGCAGCAGGGCCGTGGCGGTGAGTTCCATGGTTCGTCCTTTCGTCGTTCGTTTCGGCGCCGGCAACTGCCCCGCCGCATGTCAATCACTCTAATTTTGCGGGGCAGCAAAGTCATGTTTCCTCATTTACACAAAACGCCCATCAGCGGCTTGCTTGACCAGCTCAATGCTTGGGGCGCCGAGAAGCAGCTGACGCATGAAGCCATTGCCGATGAGATCGTCATTGCTCATGAGACCTTCGGCCGCGAGCTGGTTTCCAAGATCGTTTTCGAACCGATGCGCGACGAGGGCAAGCGCCTGTACACCAACGGCGTGCGCATCTACCGCTGGCTGGATGATTCGAGCAAGGAAAAAAACCTGCTCTCGGTGAACTTCCTGCCGTCCATCCTGCTGGCCATGCCGGTCGAGCGCCGCAATGCGTGGCTGTGCGATTATCTGCGCCCGCTGGGCCTGGGCATCCGCGAGCTGGAAGACGGCGAGCTGTCGCCGATCACGCTCCAGGACGTGTGCGATGTGGCCAATACCGACGCCGCGGCGATGCAGGCCCTGTCTGCTGTGCTGCAGAACCCTTCGCCGGCCGTCATCGAGCACGCCCGCGCCATGCTGGCCAACTCCCGCAACAAGAAGAAGCGCCTCATGCGCTTGCTGGAAGGCGCCAAGAAGGCGCTGGACATGGGCAAGGCCGTCGTGGGCCGTCTGCGCCATCCGCGCGCCAAGGAGGCAGCATGAGCGCCCAGAAGAAACGCAACAAGGCCTATCGGCCTGGCCGCATGGCAGGCGACAACATCAAGCTGAAGATGCAGCCCTGGAAGGTCAAGGCCATCATGGACCCGCTGCTGGCCATCATTGACCAGCTGGAGCAGAACGGCACCATTGATGTCGCCAGCAACGGCGTGGCCATCTTCAAGGACCAGATTGACGGCCACTGGTATGACTCCGCTGTGGCCATTGCAGGCGTCGTAGAAGCCTTCGAAATCCATGAACGTCGCTTCGGTGTCGACCTGCACCTCGACGGCCTCCGCAAGCTCGGCAAGGCCCTGCAAATCGACATGCCGATCAATGAGCACCAGACCGCCGCCGCGCGCGTCTCGCTCCAACACATCCGCGCAGCTTCCCTGGAAATGACCGCCGGCTATGCCCGCGACCTCATCAAGGATTTCCAGATCAAGGAAGGGCTGGAGCAGGTGAGGGAGGCGGCGTAATGGATCTCTCAAAACTGAACTACGACGCTGAGACCGGGCTTCTTACATGGGCTGTTAATGCCCCTGGAGTCAGTGCCGGCCGGATCGCAGGATGTCCCGGAACGCACGGCTATTGGGTTGTGTGTCTCAATCGCAAGCAATACCGAGCACATCGTTTGATCTGGCGCATGGTGCATGGCGAATGGCCGAATGGAGAAATTGACCATATCAATGGAAATCCACAGGACAACCGCATTGCGAATCTTCGCGTGGTTGATCGGGCTGGTAATTCGCAAAACCGTCGTAATGCGCACAGGGACAACATGAGCTGCGGATTGCAGGGTGTCACCTGGAATAAGCAGCACAAGAAATGGCAGGCCAAGATTGTGGCAAACAAGGTGCGCCATCATCTCGGCTATTTTGCGGATCCGAAGACAGCTCACAGCGCCTATCTGGCCGCGAAGCAGCGCTTCCATATCGACGGAGGCGAAAATTAATTACTACGAACACCACATCGGTGACTACGCAGAGGCCACAGCTCATTTGTCCTTCGTGGAGGATGCCGCCTATAGCCGCCTGATCCGCAAGTATTACGCGCAAGAGAAGGCCCTGCCGGCCGATCTGAAGGCTGTGCAGCGCTTGGTTGGCGCACGATCGAAAGAAGAGCGCGAGGCCGTTGAAACTGTCCTGGCTGAGTTCTTCGAGCTGCGCGAAGACGGCTATCACAACACCCGTTGCGATGAAGAAATCAGCCGTTATCAGGACAAGCAAGCGAAGGCAAAGGCATCTGCGGACGCACGCTGGAACAAGCAGCGCTTGCAATCCGATGGCAATGCGAACGCATCACCGGACGCAATGCGAACGCATAGCGAAGGCAATGCTCACCAGACACCAGACACCAGACACCATAAAAAACACTCGTCGGTTCCCGACGCGCCCGACCCCGGCTTTGCCCAGTTTTGGGAGACCTGGCCGAAGACCGATCGGAAAACCGCGAAGGCCGAATGCGCCAAGCGCTGGAAGGCCCGAGGGCTTGAGGGCATGGCCGCGACGATCATCGCCGACGTTGCAAGTCGGAAGCAGACGCGCCAGTGGCAGGAAGGCTTCGAGCCTGCCCCGCTGACCTACCTGAACCAGCGGCGCTGGGAGGATTCCGGCGTTGGCGAACACGATCCGTTCCGGTGATGCGCGGCCACCGGCAAATCGTCGCAGCACGTCGCGGAGGGCTCCGGCCTGCGGCTGTGTTCATCGACTTGGTGGACGAACCCCGGCCGATCGACAACCGGTACGACGAGCCCGAGAACGGCATCCGCTTCGGGTTTTACCCCAACGTCGAGGTGCTGCGCAGCGATCTCCGGACCGCGTTGGATCTACGGTTTCTGGTGGGCTTGACGGTCCATGTGCACGGCGCCGAGATGGACGACGACATGGGCAAGCTGCTGGACCTGGTGGACGAGCAACGGCCGCGCACGATCGTGGCATGCGCCGGCGAAGAGATTCTTTTTCGAGATTTTGAGGGATGGAGAGCATGGAAATTTTGACCCCAGACGACATCGACTTTTCCGAGTACGAGGACGAGACCGATCCGCAGCAGAAGGTGCGCAGCGTCAGCGCGTTCGAGCAGGAAGTGCTGGCCGAACTGACGCCGGACGCGGCCAACACGCCGAAGCATCCGAAGATGCCGTTCGCTGATTTCTGGCTGTATTTCGCCCCGGGTGAAGTCACGCTGTGGGCCGGCTTCAATGGCAGTGGTAAGTCCATGGTGCAGGGCCAGGTTCTGTCCACGTTCGCCCAAGACGGCATCAAATGCTGCATCGCCAGCTTCGAGATGAAGCCCGGCAAGACCATCTCGCGCATGATCCGGCAGAACACCGGCCATCGCTGGCCGAAGCCCGAGCAGGTGCAGCACTTCATCCGCCGCACGGACAAGACCATGTTCGTCTACGACCAGCAGGGAGACGTGCACCCGAACAAGCTGCGCGCCGTCATCCGCTACTGCGCAGACAAGCTGGGCATCCAGCATTTTGCCGTGGACTCGCTCATGAAGTGCGTCAGCGGCACCGACGACTACAACGGCCAGAAAAACTTCGTGAACATGCTCACGATCCTGGCGCGTGACCTGAACATCCACATCCACCTCGTGGCGCACCTCAAGAAGGGCGAAGGCGACGAGCGCCAGCCGACGCGCATGGACATCAGCGGTAGCGGCGCGATCGCCGACCTGGTGGACAACGTAGTGCTGGTTTGGCGCAACAAGCGCAAGGAGCGCGACCGTGACTCGGGCAAGGAAGTTGACCCGGGCACCGCCGACACGTTGCTGATCTGCGACAAGAGCCGCAACGGCGAATGGGAAGGCCGCACGAAGCTGTGGTTCTCGCCCGAATGCCAGAAGTTCACCGATTTCAACCAGGCGCCGCGTGGACTTGCGCGCGCGCTCGGATAACCCGCGCCCAGCGCAACCAAGGAGAAAAAGATGAAAAAAGTGTATCGGGAATTGCTGATTGTCATCGTGTGCGGATCGATCGGCTTTTTGCTTGCGCGCCTGGCAACGGGTGCAGCATGAACATTCTCGCCCTCGACCTCGGGACAAAAACCGGCTGGGCCATGCACGTGCGCGGCGGCAAGATCAGCGGCGGCACCGTGAACTGCGCGCCCGGCGTGCATGCAGCCGGCCAGCGCTGGGTGAACTTCCGCAATCACCTGGCCGAGGTGAAGCGCGCGGCCGGGGAGATCCAGGTGGTCTACTTCGAAGACATCAAGATGCACAAGGGCGTCATTGCCGCGCACATCTACGGCGGCTTTAAGGCCCAACTGGAGCTGTGGTGCATGGTCAACAACGTGCAGATGATCGGCGTCGGCTTCGGCGCCATCAAGAAAAACTGGACCGGCAAAGGCAATGCAGACAAGCAAGCAATGATTGCCGAGGCCCGCAAGCGCGGATTCGCCCCGGTCGATGACAACCACGCCGACGCCCTGGCCATCCTGGCCTATGGCCTGAACGCCGAAGGGCTCGTGCGGCAGCCGATTGGGAGGGCAGCATGAGCACACCGCGCACACTTGTCACCACCGAAGCCATCCGCGCGTTTCTGGTGGCGCACCCGGGCAGCACGTTCCAGAGCATCAAGGACGCGATGCACTGCAGCCTGACCACGGCAAAGCGTCTGCTCAATGAGCTGCGCCGTGACGGCCTGATCACCACCACGCCCAATGGCGGCTTCCACAACAGCTACCTGTTCTGGCCAGCCGAAGCGCCAAACCTGCCTCCGCCGCCTTCCGTTGCTCAGTCGCGCACGCCGCCCGAGTTCAAGCCGCTCGCGCTCGACATGGGCAAGTTCATGCGCCTCTGCCAGGGCGCTCGCAACTCGCAGACGGGGGTGGTGTGATGGACGCCATCGACATCATCATGGCCCTGGCCGCAATCGGCCTGGCGTTCGGGTTTGCGCTGTGGATCACGCTGAGGGGGTGAGATGAAAAACCGAACCCGATTCCTGCGCCTGTGGGCTCGCGAAGAGCGAAAGACTGCCTTACCCCTTACCGATAAAGAAAAACGCCTTCCAGCCAATCTACGTTTGTTGGAAACGGCATCCACAGCCAACAAGGAGCGTAAGAAATGAGAGCAAAAGTCACAGGTGATCGAAATCAGTGCCCGGGATGCCTCGAATTGTTCAACAGCTCGGCCGCATTCGACAAGCACCGCCACGGCGATTTCGGCAAGTCGCGCCGTTGCATGACAGTCGAAGAAATGAGAGCCAAGGGCATGGACAAGAACTCATCCGGCTATTGGGTGACCGCGCTCAATCCGATGTTCGGTCAAAAAGACTTCACGATGGGAAACATCACCATCAAAGGTAAGCCGGTGGATATCGGCATTCCAGCCGATTGGTATCAGCGCACGCTTTTGGAACCGGGGCATTCTGAAGTGAAGGAGAAGAAATGACAGTAATCGCATGGGACGGCACCACCTTAGCGGCAGATAAGCAGTGCACGCATAGCGGCTACCCTCACATAGTCACCAAGATTTTCCGTGTGCCTGACGGCATCGTAGGCTTATGTGGTGATTCCGCGCATTGTATGGAGCTGCTGAAATGGTTTCAGGAGGGCCGACAGCGCAGCGCCTGGCCGAAGCCGGTGAACGCGGATGATTACGCGAATGCGCTGTTCATCACGTCACAAAGCGAAATCCATTACTACGGTGGTACCGGTGGCGGCCAATATGCGATCTATGAAGAGCGCTTCACCGCGGCCGGCTGCGGAAGAGACTATGCATTGGCGGCCCTCTATCTAGGCAAGGATGCTCGCGCTGCCGTAGAAGTGGCCTGCGCTCTCGATATCCATTGTGGCCAGGGCATCGACACCTTGACTCTCAATCAATGATGCTGATTCAGGTCAAGGCCACCCCCGTAGACTTCCCTCGGCTGATCACTGAGTTGATCGCCGGGGGGTTCTCGTTCTCGTCCATGGCCGCATGCACGGGAATTCCCAAAAGCACTATCGAAAGCTGGCGCGATGGTACCGAGCCTTCTCATTCACGAGGCGCCCGGTTCATCTGCCTGTGGGCCGCTGTTCACCTCAAACAGCCAAGCGAGGCCCCGACCATCAAAACCCCCCGCAAACGCCCGACATATCGGGCGAGCAAGTCAATACAGTTGAGCCTGTTCGAGGGCAACGACTGATCACTGAATGCCCTCTAATTGTTTCCAAAATGGAACGAAATAGATGGCGAAAGGCGAGAAAACCGGCGGACGGCAAAAAGGTGTACCGAATAAGGCAACAGTCGAATTTCGGCAAGCCGTCACGCGGGTTCTCGAAGACAACTCCCAGAACTATGGAAAGTGGCTAAAGCAGGTTGCGGAAGGCTATGGCAGTGGTGCGAACCGCGTGAAGCCCGACCCGGCCAAGGCATTGGATCTGGTGGCCAAGCTGGCCGAATACGCGGCGCCGAAGCTGAACCGGGTTGAGCATACCGGCGAAGGCGGCGGCCCTGTTCGAGTGATGGCGACACCAGTCGATGAGCGACTTTAAGCTCAACGCTCGCCAGGTGCTGGCGAATGACGTGCTGGCCGGGATTGCGACTCACCTGATGCTCTTCGGTGGCTCGCGAAGCGGCAAGACCTTCCTGCTGGTGCGCAACGTCGTGATGCGCGCGCTGAAGGCGCCAGGCAGTCGGCATGTGATCTTGCGCTTCCGGTTCAACGCGGTGAAGCAGTCAGTGATCATGGACACGTTCCCCAAGGTGATGCGCATTGCGTTCACCGGCGTGAAGTGGGAGCTGAACAAGACGGACTGGTTTGCTCGGCTGGAGAACGGCGCGGAAATCTGGTTTGGCGGCCTGGACGACAAGGAACGCACCGAGAAAATTCTCGGCCAAGAGTACGTGACGATCTATTTGAACGAGTCGTCACAGATTCCGTGGGGCAGTGTGGGTATCGCGGTCACCCGTCTGGCGCAGAAGGTCGACCAGCTGATCGTGGACCCGGATGGCAGCGAACGGCGTGTGCCGCTAAAGCCGCGCATGTATTACGACTGCAACCCGCCCCCGAAGAATCACTGGACTTACAAGCTGTTCAAGGAAAAGCGCGATCCCGAGACCGGTGAGCCGCTGGCCCAACCAACCAACTACGACAGCTTCCAGATCAACCCAACAGACAACGCAGAGAACCTCTCGGCCGAATACCTGGAAACGCTCAAGTCATTGAGCCCACGGCTTCAGAAACGTTTCCTGCGCGGCGAATTCGCAGACGCCAATCCGAATGCCTTGTTCCCTGACGAGAACATTGACCGGTACCGCGTCCTTGATGGTGAGACTCCTGACTTCGTGCGCGTTGTGGTGAGCGTGGACCCCAGCGGATCGGGCGACACGGACAACGCGGACAACGACGAGATCGGCATCTTCGTGGTGGCCTTGGGCGTCGATGGCAATGCCTACGTGCTGGAGGACTGCGCGGTGAAGGCTGGCCCGGCGACATGGGGCGGCGTGGCCGTATCGGCATACGACCGCCACCAGGCGGACCGAGTGGTAGGCGAAGGCAACTTTGGCGGCGCGATGGTCGAGTACGTCATCAAGACGC